CTCAGGTTTTTCCTGAGTTTGATTACACTGGTCTTGTTTGTCGTCACGGTCCTGGTGTCACTGCGGATCGTCTTAGCGCTAACGCGCGAAATAGGATCCGGCAGTGGCCTGACAGGTCTGAGTTACTCTTCCCAAGTGATCTCCACGCCTACCCTAACTACGGGTGGGCCGCCGAGGCCGCAAGAGAAGAGGTCCGAGAGAGTGGGATCGAATTTCTTGGAATCCGGGACGAACCCGGAGTCCGAGTAGTCTTTGTCCCAAAGACTCTCAAGGCTCCTCGAGTAATCGCGATTGAACCTTCACATATGCAGTTCATGCAACAAGCAGTAATGCAGCATGTCGTGCCTCTATTGGAGGAACATCGCCTGACTAAGGGATCTGTCAGATTTACTGACCAACGCCCTAATCAGGAACTCGCACACCAAGCAAGCATTGACGGTCGCTTAGCAACGATCGACCTGAGTGAAGCTTCCGACCGGGTTCATTTCCGGTTGGTTCAGCGTATATTCAGGAAAACAGCGATCCTCGAGTACTTTGAGGATTGCCGCTCAATGCATGCTACTCTACCAGATGGCACTAACGTGATCTTGGAGAAGTTTGCATCCATGGGTTCAGCTTTATGCTTTCCCGTGGAGGCTATGGTGTTTTACACCCTTATCCAGCGATCATTTCACTGCCATTATGGGGTGAGGCCTACATCATCATCAATCGAACGGTTCTCCGCTTTGATTGATATCTACGGGGATGACATAATTGTCCCTGTGGAAGATGTGGATCACGTCGTAGCCACCTTGGAATCCTATGGACTCAAGGTAAATGTCCACAAGTCGTTCCGGTTTTCACAATTCCGGGAATCTTGTGGGGGCGATTTCTACGCAGGGACGGATGTTAAACCCGTTTATGCGTCGGAATTACCCTTTGACAGGCTACGAGACTGGCTACCAGAGACCGTGGTCTCCTGGGCAGAAAAGTCCGATCAGTTCTACTTGAAAGGACTTTGGAAAACTGCACAGGCGATTCGGGATTTGGTATCAGAAGCCACCCGAACGACCGTACCACGCTCCAGAAGACCTGGAGCGGGGCTTCGGTTCCTGTCTCTGCTCTTCGATACTGAATGTCGTTACAACAACAAACTATATCGTTACGAACAGAAAAGGATTTGTTATGAACCAGTTAGAAAACCTGATTCTCACAAAGGTTCGGGAGTATCTTTGCTCAACCAGTGGGGCCTTAGCCGACATTCATTACGACTACGATCATCTAGACATGACGATCGCGGACATAACGATAACGGAAGAGATCTATCACGGGTTGAACTCAGATTGCAACAAGTATGCGACAGTGGTTACCATCTGGTGGCAGCAGACGCCGGCGCCCTCGAAGTTGATTCTTCAGAGGTTACCGAGCAACTGCTTCCAGCGGACTGGCAGACCAAAGCCGCTTACCGAGGCCTTCTGGCAAAGTCTCACGGAAGTACGAGATTCGTACAACCGCTTGACTTTGACACCAGCGTAAAGCGCGG